AAATGGATTACTCAGATAGAACATATGCAACAACATTAACAGCAGATATTGGAGAAGTTGATTTTTCCCAAGTAATGGAGACATCAGCAGCAACAGTTAGAAAATCAATAGATGAAACACAATTTGTCTTAAAATGGTATACAACAAATACACCAACTTTTATTTCAGATGAAAGCGTTGAATTAACTTGGAGTGGAAGCCACGCCGATTGTTTAACATTAATGTCGACAAGTGCTTGGACTTCAGGTTCAATGCCGTAGGTTTAGTATATAATACGATATTTATAATAGAAAGAGATTAATTAAAAATGGCAAGTAAAATATCAAGTAGCGGAATAACAGATGGCGGTAGAATAACCGCAGCACAAATTACGCAAGTTACTGACGCATTATCAGGAGTAAGTGCATATGACATTACAATATCTGGTTCATTAAATTTAACAGGATCTTCCCCAGTCACCGGAAGTTTTTCTGGCGATGGAAGTAGCTTAATTGGTGTTATATCTTCTTCACACGCAGTAACATCTTCATATTCCGTATATGCAGCAACAGCATTAAGTTCTTCATATGCAACAACATCGAGCCATGCAACTTCCGGAACAGGAAGCTTTGCAGGATCATTAGCTGGAACATTAAATGGCACAGGATATATAACATTAACGCAAGTATCAGCTAGCTTAAATTATGTAACAGATGTATTAGCAGGTGCAGGAGGAGTTCCATTAGGTGGATTATATAGAAGTGGAAGCTATATAAAGATTAGGATGTCCTAGGAAGTTACAAAAAATTTTATTATATTATAAATTAAAAAAGGTTATTTTATGGCAACAACAAAAAAGATAGAAAAAGAAGATTTAGAATCAATAAATAATATTAGAAAAGAATATTCAGATAACAGTATGAATTTAGGATTAGTAACAGTTGATGAATATAATATTAATTTACAATTGGATCAAATAAATGCAGCAAAAAAACAATTGTTTGATGCGTTAGAATTATTAAAAAAACAAGAATTTGAACTAATAGAAAAATTAAAAGAAAAATATGGAGATGGCCAAATTAATATTGATGAAGGAACATTCACATCAATCACATAAGTTTGAGCTATTTAACATATATTTATAATAAAAAATTATAGGAGAGCATTAATGTCAGAAAGAATTGTATCGCCCGGCGTATTTACCAATGAAAAAGATCAATCTTTTTTAACTAGCGGGGTTAGTGAAATAGGAGCAGCTGTAGTAGGATCAACACAAAAAGGCCCAGCTGGAATTCCTACTAAAATATTTAAATTTTCGGAATTTGAAGATATTTTCGGATCATATACAGAAGACTCGTACGTGCCACTTGTAGTAAATGATTATTTAAAAAATGCAGGTGTATGTACTATAGTTAGATTATTATATGAAGATGGATATCAATATAATAATGGAGTATTGGCAATAATTGCTAATGATCAAGACGCGTTAGTTACAACTGCTGACGAGTTATTAACATCATTTACTAGTGTAAGTGCATCTGCAGGATCCTGGACGGCCGGATTAACAGGAAGTTTATCAGGTACAGGCGCTGTAGCTTCAGTTACATTAGATACCACCGGTTCAATTTCAGCAGTTACTGTTACATCTGGTGGATCGGGATATACGATTGGAGAATCAGTTACATGTTCAACAGGATCTCTCGGATATTTTTCGGGATCTCTTACATTTACCTTAGCAGCAGGTGATATAACTGACAATAAATATGTAACTCATATATTACATCCCACCACTCCCATACAACAAACAACAGAAAATTTATTTGAAGCATCGACACTCAGTGATTTAGGATCAGGCAGTTTTGCCTTAACCATATCAGGATCCTTTATGAATTATCTAAATACAGATGTACCTGGATTTGCCGGAGCATTTGAAGTAGCAAACGGAGTTGGAATTACAGCATCAATTGATACAACGAATAATGCTTATATAACCAAAACATATGGTAAAGGTGCAAAATCAGTAGATTATCCAGTATATGTACATTATGAAAATAGAGGAGCACTTGATTTATATACTAATCAAGGAGATGTAAGTGTAGAATTAGATGTAATGCCGGCATATGTATTTTTAGAAGATTATTTAGTTTCTTCGACTCCATGGGTTAAATGTCAAAAAATTGGCGGGCTTAATAAAAATCTTTTTAAATTTCATTCATTGTCACATGGTACGAATGTTAATTGGGAAACAAAAGTTAGTATTAGTAATATAAAAATTGCATCAGAAGTTTCCGATCCTAATGGATATGGTACATTTACTGTAGAATTGAGAAAAGTAAATACTACTAATCTTCCACCATCATGTCCATATGATTCTTCTGACACAGATAAGGCCAAAGATATAATTCAAACATGGGAAAATGTAAATTTAGATCCAAAATCACCAAATTATATCGAAAAGAAAATTGGAACTCAATATAGAACAATTGATTCCACCGGCAAAGTTTTTGATCATGGTGATTTTAAAAATAATTCAAATTACATTCGTGTAGAAGTAGCATCTGGTGTAAGTGCTGCTACCAATGATAAAGAATTAATACCATTCGGATTTGCTGCACCAACATCACCTATATCAAATGCATCTAGTAGTATAAATTTAGAAGGAGCAACATATATAACTTCGCAAGTCGTTGGTGGCGCATTTAGTAATAAGTATTATTTTGGATTTGATTTTACCGATGTTCATAATTTAAATTATTTATCACCACTTCCATCATCTGGGTCAACAGTTGGAAATACAGCTGCGTTTGATTTAGGAACTATAAATCAAGATGCTGGTAGTGCCTTTCCAAGTTTAACCGCTCCATATTCTGGATCATTACAAACTGCGTTAGACGCTGGTACATTTACTGCAAACGTTTCTCAATATACAAGACAATTTATTATGCCAATGCAGGGAGGCTTTGATGGCGCTCGTCCTAATTTACCAAAATTTGCAGGAACAAATATAACAGCTGGTAATACATTTGGATTTGATTGTATGTCTGATTCATCGACTGGTACAAAATCATATAAAAAAGCATTTTCGGCACTTAGTAACACTGATTATTATGATATTAATATGTTAGTAACACCAGGTATATTACACAAAATACATCCAATTGTAACTGCAGGCGCTAGAGATTTAGTAGAATCAAGACAAGATGCATTTTATGTAATGGATACAAATGAATTAACTGATAGTATATTAACTACTATTAATACTATTACTAGTGTAGATTCTAATTATACAGCAACATATTATCCATGGCTAAGAGTTTTAGAGCCATCAATTAACAAAGATATTTGGGTTCCACCAGGGGTTGTAATTCCTGGAGCATTATCATTTAATGATGCAGTAGGAGCTCCATGGTATGCTCCAGCTGGATTAGTAAGAGGTGGAATATCTCCACCAGTTATAGATGTATATGACAAATTAAGTCAATCTGATAGAGATGATTTGTATAGTGCAAGAATAAATCCTATAGCAAATTTCCCTGCAGAAGGAATTTGTATATGGGGACAAAAAACACTTCAAGCAAAAGCATCAGCATTAGATAGGGTAAATGTAAGAAGATTATTAATCACGGTTAAGAAATTTATTGCATCTGCTACAAGATATTTAGTTTTCGAACAAAATACAAGTGCAACAAGAACTAGATTCTTAAATATAGCTAACCCATATTTAGAAACCGTAAGAGCACAACAAGGATTGTATGCATTTAGAGTAATAATGGATAGTACTAATAATACTCCGGATATAATTGATCAAAATATTTTATATGGACAAATATTTTTACAACCAACCAGAACAGCAGAATTTATAATTTTAGATTTCAATATTCAACCAACTGGTGCAGCATTCCCAGAATAAAAAATTAATGTTTACTATATTTATATAAAAAGGAATAAGAACCGATGCCAGTAGAAGAACCAGTACCATTAGAAAGTTTAGCCACCAACCCACAAATAAGTGAACACGATTTATTTAATTCAGCATTTGATTGGGAGCCTAGATACTCTAATAGATTTATTATGTCCATGGGCAATGTGCCAGCTTTTTTAATTAAAGCTTCAGCCCGACCATCGATGACTAACGGATCAATTGTATTAGATCATATTAATATAGACAGAAAATTAAAAGGAAAATCTAGATGGCAAGATATTTCAATGACATTATATGATAGTATTACACCTTCCGGCGCACAATCGGTAATGGATTGGATTAGGCTCCATCATGAATCTGCGACAGGTAGAGATGGATATTCAACTATGTATAAAAAGAATCTTACATTAAAGTCTTTATCGGGATTAGGAGAAGAAATTGAAGAATGGACATTAAAAGGAGCTTTTATTACAGACTGTAATTGGGGAAATCATGATTGGGCCAATGAAGAAGTTGTGCAAATTGAACTTACTATTCAATATGATTATGCATTCTTGCATTAAATTAATTACGTCCCTCGTTTGAATGAAAAGAGACTCTTTAGTTAGAGTCTTTTTTTGTGTTCTTATATATTTATAATAAAGTTATATAAGGAATAACATGGCAAAATTAACAGATCGTTATGATGATAAAAATATCATTGAATTAGCAAAAAAAGATTTCGAAAAAGAACAACGAAGTAAATTACCTTCCATAATCGTTGAATTAGCATCTAAAGGTATAATATATCCAGAAACAAATCCACTCCGTTCCGGAAAGGTAGAAATGCGGTATATGACTGCATATGATGAGGATATATTAACAAATACATCATATATGCGGGAAGGTGTAATATTAGATAAATTATTAGAAGAATTGATTATTTCAGATATTGATTATAAAACAGTTGCACAAGTAGATAAAGATTCTTTAATTCTGAATGCAAGAATTGTAAGTTATGGAGCAGAATATCCAGTCAAAATAAATGATCCAAAAACAAAAAAAGAATTAAATCGTGTTGTCGATTTATCTAAATTAACGGCTAAACCATTTACATTAAAATCAGATAAAAATGGAGAATTTGAATATATCGTATCTGATGATGTAAAATTAAAATTTGTATTCTTAAGTTCAAAAGATATAGAGTCTATTGGTAAAGACAATTTAATATCTGGATTATTATCAAAAATGATATGTCAAGTTAATAATACAAGATCTTCTGCGGATGTTGAACATTTTATTCAATATGAATTTTTAGCTAAAGATTCCAAAGACTTCAGGACGTTTATATCAGAAAATACACCAGGAATCGACTATAATTATGAATTCGAAGGTGATGACGGAGGCACCTTTACTGCCAGGTTTCAAGTTGGACCAGACTTTTTTTGGTTTTAATCCAGAAGACCGAGTTAAATTACACGGACAATTATTTGATTTATTATGGGTAGGAGAAGGTAGATGGGACTGGGATACTATATATAATATGCCAATACACCTACGATCATTCTATATTAAAAAAATTAATAAAATAAATCATGATCGGCAAGACGCACAGCGAAAATCTATTGCTAAACAGAAATCCACCCCAAGGATCGCAAAACCTCCTATGTAGATATTTATAATAAAAAGATCTTTATATGGAAATATCTGATAAGTCATATCATTTAATACAAATACTTCGACAATATCCTAAAACAGGCCAGGTGCAGGACGAGCCAGGTAAGAGCAGCCAAAATCCAGACATTGATGACCAGAAGTACAATTTGAAGGAAGTATTAAAATCTGCCAAAGGTTTAGAAGATCTTGCTACTGCTGGTACATTAGCATATTCCTCTTTAGCACAACTCCAAAAAGGATTTATCCAAGCCCAGCGAGGTATGGGAGAATTGTATTCTGTTAATTTAGATTACCTTAAATTATTAAAAGATCAAGCAAAAGAAGCTACATTTTTAGAACAACGTTATTTAAAATTAAATAAAGCATATGGTGTTAGTTCAATACAAGCAGGACAATATGGTAAAGTTCTAGAAGATGTAAGCGCCGAATTAAAAATTGGAGGCCTTCATGGCATGGCTTATGCTAGTAGTTTAAGTAAAATTTTGCCACTCCAATTAAAGAATATTACCGTTGGATCAAAAAACGTTAAGCAGAATGATGCATTAACAAGATCGTTATTAAAAACACAAGATGTATTACAAGCTAAATTACAACTATCAGAAGATGATGCTGCAGCATATCAATTATATACAGCAATAAGAGCAGAAGATTCTGATCAGCATTTAGCCATGCAAGCTGAAATATCCGAACAGATTGAAAAAACAACAGGATTAACTGGAGTATTACAAACAATAACTTCGGGAGTAGCTACGATGGCATCCAATGTTCGTGTACAATTCGGAAGAATACCAGGGAATTTAGAAGTAGCTGTATTAAAAGCTCGAATGTTAGGAACATCTGTAGAAGAAATATATAAAACAGGTCGTGGTACATTAGATATAGAAAAATCAGTAAATTCAGAATTAGAATACCAAGCAGTAACAGGCCAACGAATTGTAGATGAGAATGGAAAAAACTTAATAAATGAATTAAGAATAGCTACAGCGCAAGGCAATGCTAACAAAATGTTAGAAACTCGAAATAAGATTATCCGAACACAAGGGAAATTTTTAGATGGCAATTTGTATGCTCAAGAATCAATGGGTGAAATCTTAAGTCTAGAAACTGGTGAGTTGATGAAGCAACGAGAGCTTCTGGCACAGATGGACAAATACGGCTTAGACGAAGGCATATTAACACTTGATGCAGGGAAATTTGAAGAACAGATAACAGCTCACAGGCAAGCATTAGTAGATATGGATGATCCGGCTAAAAGGAAAGAGTTAGAAGACATACTCAATCGAATATCAGATCAAGCAGATGTTCGAACAACTGAGGACGTAATGCAGCAATTAGGTGATGTTATTACTGCAGAAGGGGTTAACGTACTTATTAAAGACTTTGGCCAAGCTGATGCATCAGGAATAATCGAAGGAACTAGGGAAGCCTTTATAAAACCAGGAGTTAAACGTGATAAGGATGGTAACATAAAATCCTATAATAGCGTAATGGCCGGAGCCGTAGACAATTTAGCATCAATAGGAAAAAATGCTGATGCAACCACGGCTCAAATAGCAGGTGCTTATACCACTTTTTCCCAATATACTAGCGATCTTACAAAGTTGAATTCTAATATAATTCAAGCCATACCTGGTATAGGAGGACTTGTTACATTGTTAAAAGAGCTGGAATTATTTGGTTATAAGGTTGGCGAAGTATTTGAAGCTATTAAACCCTCCGGAATGACATTAGGAGTAGAATCCAGATCTGAGACTTTCGAGCTTTCAACAGCGGGCAATGTAACAGTTAATAACGTTAGAGGTCTGGAAGCTGGAGGACCTGTTGCAGCAGGAGTTCCAGTTATCGTTGGCGAAGCAGGACCAGAAGTATTCGTACCAGATAACTCCGGCGCAATTATACCAAATAATCAATTAGCAAGTACCGGGGGAACCAGTACCAATCAAAAATCAACTATTGATAGAGCAAGTATCCGAGATCTTACAGATGCAATAAGAAATATTAGATGGGAATATCCATCACCAGGAATGAATTCAGTATAAGGAAAATAAAATGCCATTAAAGGATCATGTTAAACTACCATCTATAAATTTTTCATTAACAGAACCACGAAAGCCAGCTGTTAGCATGGAATCAATTTGGCAGTCATCGGTTGGCCAGGTTGTTGGTCATCATACTAATATACAATTAGGCGATACATCAAAAAGATTGATCGCTGCAGCTGCAATTGGTGCGGCATCTGGATTAGGGATACCTGCAGTATCAGCTGTAGCTAGTTCTATGTTAACATTAGGAGATGGAGTTACTCCAGATCAACAATATGCAGCTGTACCGTTTGAAAATTTATTTAATGAACCATGGATGCCAATGCAGGATTTTCGTGCAAGATTAGGAAAAGATCCTGAGGCATTATTACAAAAAAGATTGGATGGGGCAAGTGCTGGAATTCGTGGATCTGGCAGAGCTGTAGCGTATGCAGCTGCAAGTGCTACTATAGGAGCATATAATATATTTAATTTAGAAACGACTTATGGATTAGGCGATCCAGGAAATATTTGGGCAATACGACAAGATTTTACAATGAGAAGTCATATTGCAACAAAGTGGAAGCCAGATGATGGCCCAACAGGCCAAGGACATTATAATCCAACAAGAAATCCCATAGAGATTGTAACACCATTTCGGGGTGATAGAGTTAATGCAACAGATTTTGGAATGAGATCTTTAAAGGGGATATATAGGTGGAAACCAGCCCGATTCGATATGTCTAAACTTGGTGGAATTGGCGATCTTCTTGATAAAATGAATCAAACCCAAGATTTAATTAAATTTTTCTTTACTGGACCAAATTTACATCCTACATCAGAAGGAATCGATGATGTAATGGTATTTCGTGCAATTATAACATCTTTAACAGATTCATTTAATCCATCATGGACGCCACAACAAATGGTTGGACGTGCCGATCCAAATTATATTTATTCTGGTGTAAGTCGAGATATAAATATAAATTTTACGGTATATGCAACGGATAGAGACGAATTAAAACCAATTTGGAGAAAATTAAATGCATTAGCTTCATATACAGCGCCCGAATATGATAATGAAAGTATTGGATTAATTGGTCCATGGATGAGAATGACATTAGGTGATTTATTATATCAACAACCAGTAATTATTAGTAGTTTATATTATACCTTAGCAGATGCAGAAACAACGTGGGAAACAAATATAACAAAAGATCCTGATATGTTCCAAGTACCTAAAAAGATTGAAGTATCAATGATATTAAATGTTATTCCAGAATATCTTCCACAAAAAGGAGGCAAAATGTATACATTGTCCAAAGCTAAACGTAATTTACTTGGTAAAGCAACGGGAGAAAAAGTTGGTTGGTTAAATGATGCAATTCCAAATCCAGGTGCTGCTACAGCAGGAGAATTTGATGATCTAGAAGAGACTTCAGAAGAGAAAATAAAGTTCGATAAAATCAAAGAAAACCTGTCAGATCTGATTAAAAAATTTAAATAGAGGATACAAATATATATGAGTAGATATAGCACAACAACAGTAATTAAAGATGAAAACGGCAAACGTCGAGCAGCTACAACAATTTTCCCGATTCCGGGCCGGTCCGAAGATGATATATACATAACTGTTACTTCAGATGAACGGTTAGATACATTAGCACACAAATTTTATAAAGATGTACAATTATGGTGGGTTATAGCACAAACAAACGGAATAG